ATCTCAGCGACACGATTGCCGCCGAAGCCGTCGCCCCGGTCAGCTCGACCGCCGACGGGCAGACGGCGACCGCGCGGTCCATCAGCGAGATCCTGCTGGCCCAGAACGCGCTCGACGCCCGCGCCAGCCGCACCAAGCGGCGGCTCGGCATGATCACCCGCACGCTCACGTCGCCCGGCTGCCTGGACATCGAGGGCCGCGCCAACCCGCCGTTCAACGGGGGGCCGGTCTGATGCCCGCCCAGACGATCAGTTGCCCGGTGTACGGCGGCCTGCCGACGACGCCCGCCGCCTCGCGGCCCGCCGTCCGGGGTCGGTACGACAACGCGACGACGACGAACGAGAGTTCGCGCCAGTGGCTCGGCGTGGACTATCTCAGCCCGCGCGCCTCGAACAGCTACCAGGTCCGTCGCACGCTGCGGATGCGGTCGCGGTACGAAGTCAGCAACAACCCGTTCCTGTTCGGCATCGTCCACAGCAACGCGAACGACCTGATCGACACCGGCCCGACGCTCCAGGTGTACACGCCGAGCACGGCGTACAACCGCGCCGTGGAACGCGCGTGGGCGGACTGGTGCGCCGAGGTGGACCTGACCGAGAAGCTCCGCACGGCGAAGCTGGCGAAAGAGGTGGACGGCGAAGGGTTCCTCGTCCTCAAGACCGTTGAGGACCTCGAAAGCCCGGTCAAGCTGTACCCGTGCGACCTGGAGGCGGATCAGGTCACGACCCCCGCCCCGCGGAACGCGGGCGAACTGTGGGTGGACGGCCTGGTGCTGCACCCCGTCACCGGCCGCCCGGTCGAGTACACGGTGCTGCGCAACCACCCCGGCGACTTCTTCTTCGCGGACTTCAACCCGCTCGCCTACGACCGCATCAAGGCCCGGTACGTCGTCCACTGGTTCCAGCGGACCCGCCCCGGCCAGGTGCGGGGCGTGCCGGTGTTCACGCCGAGCCTGGACCTGTTCACCGAACTCCGCGCGTTCCGCAAGGCGACCCTCGGCGCGGCCGAGATCGCGGCCGAGTACGCGGCCGTCCTGACGCAGGACCGGGAGATCGGCGCGGCCGACGTGGCCGACGATGACGTGGAGTACAAGGCGTTCTCGCGGGTGCCGACGGCCCGCCGGATGATGACCATGCTCCCGCCCGGCGTGAGCATGAGCCAGCTGAAGGCGGAGAACCCGAGCACCACCTACGAGATGTTCCAGACCCTGTGTCTGGCCGAGGCCTGCCGCCCGCTGGCGTACCCGCTGAACCTGGCGCTCGGCACCTCGCAGCGGTTCAACTTCTCGTCGGCGAAGCTGGACCACATCAGCTACCGGAACGCGCTGCACGTCGAACGCGACCAGTGCGCCCGGCACGTCCTCGCCCGGCTGTTCGCCGCGTGGTTCGAGGAGGCGGTGCTGTCCGGCGCGATCCCGGCGGGCAACGGCCTGACCCCGCCGCCGCACGAGTGGCACTGGCCGGGGTTCGAGCCGATCGACCCGCTCAGCGACGCGCAGACGGACGCCCAGCGGATCGCCGCCGGCACGCTCACCCTGCGCGACTTCTGGGCCAGTCGTGGCAGCGACTGGAAAGACGTGGTGGCCCAACTGAAGGCCGAGAAGGACTTGCTCGACGAGTACGGGCTGGCCTACGGCGACGTGGTGAAGCGGGCCGTGACCGAGACGACCGACGCCGCCGACTCGAACGAGGTGCCCGCGAATGCCGCCTGAACTGCGATCCGCCGGCAAGGTGACGGTGACGGCCGCCGAGGGCGACGGGCCGAGCCTCGCGCGGTTCGAGGGGGTCGCGTACACCGGCGCGGTGATGCAACCCGAGGGCTGGTGGGGCAGCATCATCTGCGACCTGGACGGCATCCGCGTCCCGAAGGACCAGCGGCCCGTCCTGCGTCAACACGACCACCAGAAGATCGTCGGGCACGCGGACACGGTGACGGTCGGCCCGGCCGGCGTGCGGATGGCCGGCGTGCTGTCCAACCCCGACAGCGAACACGCGCAGGAGATCGTGCGGCTGGCGAAGAACGGGTTCCAGTGGCAGCTCTCGATCGGCGCGACGCCGGTCCGCACGGAGTTCCTGGAAGCCGGCCAGACGGCGACGGTGAACGGCCGCGAGGTGCAGGGGCCGCTGTCGATCAGCCGCGAAACCGAACTCGGTGAGATCAGCTTCGTCCCACTCGGCGCGGACGGCGACACGTCCGTGACTGTTACCGCTTCCCGGAGGTCTGCGATGAATCGGATCAAGGCAGCGCTCGCGCAGATCGCGGCGGGCAAGTACAGCGCGGACGAGATCGACAAGATGAGCGAGGAGGAGGCGAAGGCCGCCCTCAAGAACGCGATGGACGACGAGCCGGACGGCGACGAGACGAAAGCGAAGGCCGAGGACGACAAGGAGAAGGCCGAAGCGGACGACGACACGGACAAGACCGAGGCGGACGACGACGCGCCGGCCAAGAGCGCCAAGAGCGCCGCGCAGAAGCGCATCCGCGCCGCCCGCAAGGCCGAGGCGGACGAGGCCCGCCGGTGCGACGGCATCCGCGCGCTGGCCCGCAAGTACGACGTGTCCGGGTTCAAGGCGCACGGCAAGCCGGCCAGCTTCGTGGCCCACGCCATCGAGGCGGGCTGGTCGGCCGACCACGCCGAACTGCAAGCCCTGCGGCTCGAGCGGCCGCAGACGCACATCCACATCGGCAGCGACCCGGAGATGAGCGAGGCGGTGCTGGAGTGCGCCGTCTTCCAGGCCGCCAGCCCGACCGACTTCCGCCTGTTCGACGACTCGTTCTACACCGCCGACGGGGTGAAGGGGCGGGGCGCGGTGCCGGCCCACATCGCCGCCCGCACCAAGCGCGAACTGGCCGCGCGGTACTCGGACAAGGTGCAGCAGGCCGCGCACGACCGGTTCAAGGGCCGGATCAGCCTGCAGCGGCTGTTCGCCGAGGTCGCGCGGGGCAACGGGTTCCGGGGCCGCGACCTCGACTGGAACGGCGGCGACGGGGCCGACGCGCTGCGGTTCGCCGCCGGCCAGGCCGGGTTTCGCGCCGACGGCGCGAGCAACTACAGCCTGAGCAACGTGCTGGCGAACGTGCTCGGCAAGTCGATGCTCGGCGGCTACCTGTTCGTGGAACAGGCGTGGCGTGAGGTGAGCGGCGTCCGGTCGGTCGTGGACTTCAAGCAGACGAAGGCGATCAACCTGTTCGGCACGGACATCATGTACGACGCCGTGGGGCCGACCGGCGAGCTGAAGAACGCCAGCCTCCGCGACCAGGCGTTCACGAACCAGGCCGACCAGTACGGCAAGATCATGACGATCGACCGCAAGGCGATCATCAACGACGACCTGGGCGCGCTGACGACGGTGCCGATGCTGCTCGGCCGCGGGGCCGCGCTGCGACTCAACAACAACTTCTGGACGGTGTTCCTCAACCCCGGCAACGACAACGGCGGCTCGACCGCGTTCTGGGCCGCCACGCACACGATCACCGGCGAGTCGGCCAACGGCAACTACATCAGCGGCGCCACGACGGCCCTGTCCAGCACCGCCCTCCAGACGGCCAAGCAGACGTTCGACAAGCAGGTGGACCCGGCCGGCTTCCCGCTCGGCGTGGAGGCCGAGATCCTGCTCTACCCGCCGGAGCTGGACCAGGTGGCCTGGGAGCTGATGAACAGCGCGTTCCTCGTGATGAGCGGGTCGGGGAACACCACCGCGTCCGCCCGCCAGCCCTCGGCGAACCGCTGGGCGGGCAAGTACCGGCCGGTCATGAGCCGCTACCTGTCGAACACCGCGTTCACCGGGTACTCGACGACCGCCTGGTACCTGCTGGCCAACCCCGGCTTCCTGCCGGTGATCGAGGCCGTGTTCCTGAACGGGGTGGACGTGCCGACGGTGCAACAGGCCGGCATCGACTTCCAGTTCGACCGGCTCGGCATCAGCATCCGGGGCGTGTTCGACTTCGGGGTGAACGCGCAGAACTTCCGCGGCGGGGTGAAGTCGGCCGGGGCGTGACAGTAACCGGGACGGGTGGGGCGGGTGCCCCGCCCGGCCTCACCAGCCGGGGCCGGCGGTTCGACTCCGCCACCCGCCCCTTTTTCACAACCACAAGACCGAGGGCGCTCCGATGGCTACGGCGGACTTCATTTCGGGCAAGCCGGTGATGGCGCAGTACACCACGACCGGCAACGGGTACGCGGCCGGCGACGTGATCGTCGTCGGGGCGACCCCGCTGGTCGCGCACGCCCCCAACCCGCAGTTCACCGGGGGCACCCTGGTGGACGCCCTGGCGGCGCGCGGCGGCATCTACCGGATGACCACCGACGGCTCCCCGCGCATCGGCCAGGACGTGTACTACAACGCCTCGACCGGCAAGCTGACGACGACCGCCGCCGGCAACGCCCACTTCGGCACGCTGGTGGCCGGCCCGACCGGCGACGCGGCCGGCGCGTCCCCGGCCAGCGACGGCGACCTGGGGTTCGCCCTGCACGCGCCGTCCGCCACGCCCGGCGGCGTGGATCTGGTGCCCCGGTCGGAGGCCACCCAGAGCACCACCGCCACCCTGACCGCCGCCCAGCTCCTGGGCGGGATGATCAACAGCGCCCCGAGCGGGGCGATCACCCTGACCCTGCCGACGGCCGCCAACATGGTCGCCGGCATCAAGGGGGCCCAGGTCGGCGACTCGTTCGACGTGACGCTGGAGAACACCAGCGGCGGGGCGAACAGCATCACCCTGGCCGCCGGCGGCGCGACCCTGCGGGGCGGCACCACGGTGGCCCAGAACAAGAGCGCCCTGATCCGCATCGTCCTGACCAACGTGACCGCCTCCAGCGAGGCGTACACCGCGCACGTCATCGTCGGCGCGTGAGCCACCCGCCGGCCGTTGTCGCCTCAAGCCGGTAGGTCGCACCGACGGCGAGGCACGCACAGGGTCGCACCCTGACGGCCGGCACCTTCCACCGATGACCCCGCCCGAGGGCGAACCATGACGGCTTTGGAGCAGGCGACGGCGAACCTGACGGCGGCGGTGGCGGCGGCCCCGCCCACCCCCGCCGCCCTCGTCGCGGTCAAGGCCGGCGACTCGGCCGCCTGCGCGGCGGCCGTGCCGGACCCGGACGAGACCGTGCTGGCCCTGCTCAAGGGGGCGAAGGCCCACCCGCCCGCCCGCACGGTGCTCCAGCAGGCCGGCGACCTGCGGCACCTGCTGGCCAAGCTGCCCCCGCCCCCGCAGGCGTGACCATGACCCTGATGGCCCGCGGCGCGACCGCCCTGGTCGCCCGCATGAAGGCGGCGGCCGGCGTGAGCGTGACCTACACGCGCGGGGCGTCCTCGGCCGCCCTCACCCCCTGGGTCGGCCGCACCCTGTTCGCCCGCCAGCCGACCGACCCGGGCGGGGCGGCGGCCGTGTGGGGCGACCGGGACTACCTGCTCGCCGCGGCCGACCTGACCGCCGCCGGGTTCGGCCTGCCGCAGAAGGGGGACCGCCTGACCGAGACCCTCGCCGGCGCGCCGGTGACGTTCGAGGTGGTGACCCCGGACACGGGCGAGCCGGCGTGGCGGTACGCGGACCAGACGCGGCTGATCTACCGGCTGCACGTCAAGAGGGTGTCCTGACATGGCCTCGCGGGCGGCACAGGTGCGGGACGCGGCCGCCGCGGCCATCCGGGCCGCCTGGTCGCCGACCGCCCCGGACGCCGTCACCGGCGTGTGGGCGGCGGACATCGTCCTCGACCCGGAGCGGCCGGCCGAGGCGCTGGCCGGCCGGCAGGTGTACGTCTTCTGCTCGGCCCTGACGCAGCCGCGGGTGCTGGACCGGGGCGGCGTGGTCCGCCGGTACGCGGTGTCGGTGCTGGCGGTCGAGCGGTACACGTCGCCCGGCCCGGTGCCGGCCGCGTGGGTGGACGACCGGGCCGAGTTCGTCGAAACGACGGTGTTCGCCGTGCTGGCCGCCCCCGCCCTGCGGCTGCTCGACGGCGCGGTGCGGCTGGCGATGGACGAGGAGCACGGGGTGGACGCCGTGTGCGACCGCGACCTGCTCCAGCGGAACCAGACGTTCTGGTCGGTCGGCACGTTCGTCTTCCAAGAGGTGGTGACGCCATGAGCCAGGTCGTCAAGTACGGGTTCGACGGGACGGTCAACTTCAACAGCGGCACGTACACGTCGCCGACGTGGGCGGCCGCCACCGACCTGATGGACGTGCAGGTCGGCGCGGACATGGACGAGTTCGACGCGACCACCCGCGGCGGCGGCGGCGTCAAGGAGAGCGAGCCGACGCTGGTCGGCCTGAGCTTGAGTGGCAAGGTGCGGACGGACCAGAACGACACGGTCGGGTTCGTCGCGATGGAGACCGCCTTCCTCACCCGCGCGTCCCTGGACGTGCTGTGGCTGGACGGCGCGACCACGACGGTCGGGGCCCGCGGGTACCGGGCCAACCTGAAGGTGTTCAAGTTCGGCGAGGACCAGTCGAACGGCAACGTCCTGTTCCGCGACTTCGAGATGAAGCCGTGCGTCGGGTCGCAGGCGAGCAAGGCGGTCGTCGGCAGCGGGCCGACGCTCGCGTACACCGCCCTCGCGTCGTGAGGCCGCCGCCGTGGACCTGAAGGCGACCCAGCAGTGGTTCTTCACCTCGGACAAGGTGAAGGACCTGATCGACCCGGCGGTCCGCAAGGCGCTGGCGAAGTTCGGCGCGTTCGTGCGGCAGCGGGCGAAGACCTCGATCAAGACGCGGGCGGGGACCAGTCGGCCGGGGCGACCGCCGTTCTCGCACACCGGGACGCTGAAGAAGTTCATCTACTTCAGCTACGACCCGGCGCGGAAGAGCGTGGTGATCGGGCCGACGCTGGCCGGCCCGATGAGCGGCGCGCCGGCGGCCCTGGAGCACGGCGGGGCGGGCGTCCGGCCCCGGCCGTTCATGGGCCCGGCGTTCGCCGCCGAGGCGAAGGCGGACCAGTTCAAGGACCTCATCCGGTAGGGGTGTCGCGTGGCGAAGTTTACCGACGCGGACGGCCGCGAGTGGGCCGTCCGCCTGACGCTGGGGCTGCTGCCCCGGCTGAAGGACGCCGGCCTCGACCTGACCGCGACGGTCAAGGCCGGGTCGCTGGACATCGGCGGGCTGGAGGACCCGGACACGCTCGGCCGGGTGCTGTGGACGCTGGTCGAGCGGCAGGCCGAGAAGGCGGGCGTGACGCCCGAGCAACTGGCCGAGGCGATGGACGGGCCGACCCTGTACGCCTTCCGGCTGGCGTTCGCGGAGGCCCTCGCGGATTTTTCCCACCCGCCGGAGGTCGCGGCGGAGCTCCGGCGGGCGATCCCGGCGGCGGCCGAGCAGCACCAGCGGACGATGCTGGCCCGGCTGACGGCCCCGACCCCGACTGGGTCGAGCGGTGGGGGTGGGAGCTCGCCGGGCTGACCGGCCTCGACCCGACGGACCGGACCCTCCGGGAGCTGCTGTGGGCGGCCGACGGGCGGCTCGAGTCGGACTGGTGGCGGGGGGCGTACCTGACGGCGATCCAGGTGGCGGCGGCCGGCGGGAAGGTGGCCGACCTGAACGACCTGGTGCCGCCCCGGTACCGGCGACCGCCGCCGCCGAAGACGGCGGAGCAGAAGGCGCGGGACACGCGGAACGCGCTGCGGCTGATGGGCTCCTTTTTCCGCGACCCGGAGGCGTAGAACGTGCCGAGTTCGAATACCGTCCGGGCCGGCCGCGCGTTCGTCGAACTGCTGGCCAACAACAACGCCCTGTACCGCGGGCTGGACCAGGCGAAGAAGCGGGTCCAGCAGTGGGCCGGTTCGGTCTCCCGGCTGGGCCTCAAGCTGTCGATGGCCGGCGGCGCGATCACCGCCCCGCTGGCGAAAATCCTGTCCGACTTCGCCGGCCGGGGGAACGAGATCGGCCAGCTGGCCGAGCGGCTCGGGTCGTCGGTCGAGTCGGTGTCCCGGCTGGCCTACGGGTTCGAGCAGGCGGGCGGGTCGCTGGACGAGTTCGGGCGGGCCGCCGAGGGGATCGCGGCCAAGCTGTCCCGGATGCAGGACCAGGAGCAGTTCTTCGGCGACGAGCTGCGGGGACTGACGGCCGGCCAGCTGCGCGGGAAGGGGATCGACGACCAGCTCGACCTGATCGCCGAGAAGTTTTCGACCATCCGGGACGCCCAGGACCAGGCCCGCGTGGCCGGCGAGCTGGGGCTGACCGGGCTGCTCAAGTACATCCGGGACGGGAAGGCCGGCCTGGACCGCTTGCGGGCGGACGTGCCGAAGGACGGCATCCTCGGCTCCGACGAGGCGAAGCGGTCGGAAGAGCTGGTGAAGGCGTACAACCGCGCCTGGCTGGAGGTGCGGACGACGTTCGGGCAGGTCGCCCAGGCGCTCCTGCCGGCGTCCGAGTCCACCCGCACGCTGAGCGAGCAGGTGGCCGACCTCGGCGGGCGGGTGCGGGCCTGGATCCAGGACAACGGCGGGCTGATCGTGTCCGTGGCGGCGGCCGGGGCCGGCCTGATCGCCGGGGGCGTGGCCCTGGGCGTGTTCGGCAAGGCGCTGTCGCTGGCCGCTGTCGGTCTGGGCGTGGTGACGACGGCCTTGAAGTTGACCGGCGCGGCGGTGGCCCTGCTGCTGTCGCCCGTCGGCTTCGTGACGGCCGCCGTCGCGGGGCTGGGGGCGGCCATCGTGGCGCATGTGGGGGCGGGCCGGGAGGCGGTGGGCACCCTCGGCGGCCTGTTCACCGGGCTGGGGGAGACGGCGAAGGAGTCGTGGGGCGGGATCGTGGCGGCCGTCGGCAGCGGCGATTTGGCCCTCGCCGGCAAGATCGCGATGGCGGGGCTGAAGACGGCCTGGGCGCAGGTCACCGCCGCCATGACGGACCTGTGGAACCAGTTCAAGGATGTCGTGGTGGACGGGTTCCGGGAGATTCGCGGACGAGTCACCGGGCTGTTCGTTAACGACGGGGCGATGGCCGCCAAGATCGCCGAGATGAAGGCGGCCGCCCGGAAACTCGGGCTGGATCCGGATGCGATCGGTTCGGCCGGCGAGGAGTTGACGGCGGAAGGCCGCGCCGCCCGGCAAGCCCGCGACCGGGCCGCCCGCGCCGCCGACCTCGCCGCCGCCGAGGCCGAGGTGACGGCCCTGAAAGACCAGTTGCGAGACCTCGGGCAACGGGCCCGCGACCAGGCCGCCGCGCAGCAGGCCGCCGCCGCCGCCCCCAAGAAGCTTCTCGAAGCGGCCCCGGCCCCGCGCCTGGCCCAGATCCAGCAGCAACTCCGCGACCAACTGCCGCAGTTGTACGCCGCCGCCAAAGGCGGGTTCGGCGGGCCGGTACAGGCGCAGTTCGGGTACGGCGACAACATCGCCAAGCGGCAGCTCGACGCCGCCCAGAACACGGCCAAGAACACGGCCGTTTTGCCGGCCCTCAACCAGAACGTCATCCAGCTCAACGACGCCATGAGGTTCGGCAAATGAGCCTCAACTTCTACGAGCTGAAAGACTCCCGCGTGATCAGCAAGGACACGCAGGGGGCGCGGGTCAAGCTGAAGCACGTCGGCATGTACTCGACGAGCGAAACGGCCGTGTACGCCGCGTACCGCACGCTGGTCGGGTCGTCGTTCGACGGGGTGCCCCTCCAGAGCGTCCAGTGCGACCCGGTCGGGGCCGGCCTGTGGCAGTGCGAGGCCGACTTCGCCACCAGCCCGTTCACCCTGACCGACTCCCCCGCCGCGCCGACCGCCCCGGCCGACGGCGACCCGCTCGGCCCGACGTACTCGTTCGACATCACCGCCCAGCAGGTGCACATCACCCAGAGCAAGCAGACGGTGTTCCGCTGGGCCAAGCCGGCCTCGGCGACGACCTACGGGTCGAACCTGAACACGGACGGGACCGTCCCGCGGAAGGTGAAGCCGGTGGCCCCGGACACCGGCACGCCGGCCGGCGGGGACGTGGGCAAGTCCCTGCTGATCGCCGGCTCCCCGTCGTGGCGGGGCGGCAAGTACACGATCACCGCCGTGACCGGCGGGTACTGGGTGCTCGACCCGGCCGGCCCGGCCCCGGCCCTCACCGGCACGGCCGGCGGGCTGTGGACCCTGTGGGACAACGCCGCCGTCGGCACCGGCCCGAACTACGGGCAGGCCATCGGGGTGACGCTCGACCGGGTGGAGGGGGCGGACATCTACTACCCGCACTTCGAGTTCGGCATCTCGGTCCAGGTGTACCCGTTCACCCTGCCCGCCATGCGGACCATCGTGGCGACGTGCGGGAAGACGAACAACGCGGCGTGGCGGGGGTTCGAGGAGGGGGCCGTCCTGTACCTCGGGGCGACCGGGCAGGCGAACGCCGACCTCGTCTGGACGATCAGCCACAAGTTCGCCGTCGGCGAGAACCTGTACGCGGTGCCGATCAGCCCGCCGGAGATCATCGTCCCGGAGAAGGGGGCGTGGGAGTACCTGTGGTGCGTCTACGACCCCGCCACGAACGCGGGCAAGGTGGTGCAGACGCCGACCGCCGCCTACGTCGAGCAGGTGTACGACGCGGCCGACTTCACCGCCCTCGGCCTGGGGGCCTGACATGGACCCGTTCCGCCAGGTCAACGCCGGCGAACCGCTGCGGATTCCGGCCCCGACGTGGAACCGGCTGATGGAGGTCGGCCGGCACTTCGGCCGGCACCGGGCCGAGGTGCAGCCGCCGCCGCCGGGGGACGACCCGCTCCCGCCCGCCGTCCGGGTGCTGGTCCGCAACGACACCGGCGGCGCCCTGGCCGAGCGGGCGGTGGTCGCCCTCACCACCCCGCCGCTCGACCCGACGGTCGCCCCGTTCGACGCCCAGCGGACGCCGCTGTTCGGCGGCATCGCGCCGGCCGCCGCCACGGACGCGGTGGCCGTGCTGGAGGGCCCGCTGGCCGATGGCGCCATCGGCCGCGCCGTCGTGATGGGGGTGGCCGTCGTCCAGCTCGACGTGGTGGACGTGGGGCACACCCACTGCGGGCCGACGGCCGGCGTCACCGGCTATCTGACGACGGCCGCCACCGGGCCGATCCGGGTGCTGTGGAAGGAGAGCGGGACGGGGAGCAAGCTGGGGATGGTGCTGATGCAGGAGGTCGGGGACAGCACGCTGACGACGGGCAACGTCGGCGACTCCGGGGCGCAGGACAGCACGACGACAGTGCTGCGGTTCAACGAGGCCACGGGGTCGAAGATCACGAAGGGGGCGACGGCCGGCGACCCGGACGTTCACACGCTGCTGGCCGCGTCCGCCTCACAGATGGGGGCGGTGACGGTGGGCGCGCAAACTGTCGGCGGGCGAAAGAAGAGCGCCACCGCCGCCGGATCTCGCGCCGCGTGGGTCGCTGAATCTTCACAAGCCGAAGGTGCCCCTGATTCGCCGACCAGTCGCTGGACGCCGTTCGTCGCCAGCTACACGGGGACGACGCCGGCGTACACGGGCGGGATGACCATCGACGTGTTTGCCGCGTCGGCGTCCGATTTCCCGGACTCTCAACTGGCCGTCGGGCAGATCGTGACCCAGTTTCGGGCCGAGCATGGCGACCTCATCGGGACCACGGAGGACAGAACGATCGCCGGCCTTTACGCCACACTGGCACCGGGCGGGAGTGGCCCCGTCCGGTACTTCGCCGTCGGCGACCCGATGAACGAGGCCGGCGTCAATGAGTTCCCGCATGCGTTCGGTTGTTTCCGACTCGGGTATCTGAAACAGGGCATCGACGCCTCCACGACCGGGCTGACCGTGCCAGGCACGGTCGTCGGCGGGATCGTCACGGCCACGCGCACGCTGTCCGTCTCCGCCGGCGACGTGTCCGGCCTCGCGGCGGTGGCCACCAGTGGCGACTACGCCGACATCACCGGCGGCCCGCCCGCCACGACGACGGTGGCCGCCAGCTACGACAGCGGCACCAAAGACCTGACCATCACCGTCAACGGGGTATCGACGACGGTCAACCTGACGTGACCTGACCCGGTCTGCCGGTGCCAGGGCTGTGGGCCGACTTGTGTGGGATACTCCCCCGAAGACACCGCCGAGGACCGCTAGCCATGCCCGCGCCGACCTTACACACGCTCCCGACCGCCGTCATCGCCGACGCCGTGTCCGCCTCTACCGGCAACACGCACGCACCCGCCTCGAACACCGCCGCCGTGGTCACGAAGGCCGCCGCCGGTGCGGGCGTCTGCAACGTGATCGACGGCATCGCGTGGAGCTACGACGCGGCCCCGACCAACGGCGGGCTGACGATCACCGACGGCGGCAGCACGGTGTTTCAGGTGGCCGTCACCGCCGCCGGGCCGGGGTTCTTCCTCTTCCCGCGACCCCTGAAGAGTGCGGCGAACTCGGCGATGGTGGTGACGCTGGCGGCCGGCGGGTCGGGCGTCACGGGCAAAATCAACGTCCTCGGCGCGAGGACCGAGTGATGCTCAGCGGACTCAGCGGCCTCAGCGGGCTGTCGGCGGTGTGCGGCGGGGCGG